TACTCCCATTTGCTTTTTACGCCCGCATTGATTTCGTTTATTGCAAGCAATTTTGCTTGCCCCATATCTTTCCGTGTCTGATCGTCGTTCCACGTTACGGTAATCGTCGCGTCGTTTTGTCCGATTCCGTATGCCGCCGCCATATAAGCGAACACGTTCGCGCATAATTGGTATTTGGCTTTGATTTCATCCTCGATACGATCGACGATTGCATAGAGTTCCTGCCTGCCGCCGGTGTACTGCGTCGCCGTCTGCTGCACGGCTTCGGCGTCGCTTATCGTGCCTTTGCCGATATTCGAGCTTAATTCGATACGGCGGAAAATCTGCTGGAGCATTGCGTTTTGCGCGTCGGTACGGAGCGCGGGCGTATGCTCGATTATCTTTTTCCCGTCTGTGCTTCCATCCCCGTCAATCATCGTAACAAGGCGGTTGAGCTCTTTTGTCATCTGGACGCCGAGTGTCTTTCCGTCGCGGATCGTACGTTTCATAAACATATCGCGGTCAGCCCAAACGCGCGCTTCGCCCGCTTTTTGCTCCCAGTTCATGCGCTCGTACTGTTCATCCGCGTCTTTAATAAGATTTTCGACGCCCGCAATAAGCGCAAACGGTACGTTGCTTCCGTCGATTTTATTTACCGCGTGATTGCGGAATTCTATAATCATCGGTTGCGCGACGTTCTGCCATGTATACACCGGCGTTATATTTGCCGTCTGCGCACAAGCGGAAAGCGGCACGAGTTTCAGTGCGCCGCCCTCGTTTGCGTAGAGCGTGCATTTCACCGTATGGTGCGCGCCGTCAAAATCATGTTCTTCAGTCAGTAAATACCTCTTGTTTCCGTCGATGATATTTTTCATAATTAAAGCGCCAGTCAATGTGCCGTCGAAGTCGTAGCGGGTAGGCAGGTAGTTCCCGAGTGGGATTGCCTCGTATTGTAATTTATTATTGCTGTAAATCGGGCGGATTACACAGCCGCCGAGTAGGGTGATGTACTCAACGACTTTATCAACGTTGTCATTCAAGTGATACATCGGCTGGGCGATCGCGTCGTTTTCAACCTCAAGCCCGATTTCGCGGCTTACAAGGTTGTTCAACCTGCCCGCGATCTGGTCTAAAATCCCGCACGGCGGCGCTTTATCGTTCCACGGCGCGTGCCCCGCAACCATATCCGCCCAGAGTGATATGCGCTCGTACATTTCGCCCGTGATATTTGTTTCAATTCCCGTTATCTGCTCGATTGTGTACGAGCGGAAAAGGTTTAATATGTTCATAAAAAATCCCCTTATCTGCGCTAACATCTTCGCCTCTCTTTATATAGTCATTTATTCGCCCGCGTGCCGGAACGTGCTTTCCATCGCATAGCGCACCGCGTCCATCGTGTGGTCGGCTTGCCCGTCGGGATAGCCTGTCATAACGTCTCCAGTGCGCTTATCGAGTTCGTACTCGTAAAGGGTAAACTCATCGGCCGCGTGCGGGCAGCGGTCTGGATCGATGACAATCTTTTTCAAGCCCTGTAGCCACTTAAAACCAGCGTCGCGGCTTCCCACCCCCTTTATTGCTCCCCGCATATCCGCTCCAAACGCGCGAAAGTCAGCGATGCTTTTCGGCTCGGCGCTGTCGGCTGTTATGCGCTCCGTCGTTATGCGGTCTTCACCGTCTTCGAGTTTCCCGCCGAGTTTTACGTAGGCTTTATTCATGTGGTCTTTCAATGCGCGATACGCCTCGATGTTTCCATGCTTATACAGGCGTAGTTCGTCGAAAATATAAAGCGTTTCGTTGCGATACGACATTGCCACGTATTGAAACGGATCGGGATAATAGCCCCAGTCGACGCCGCGTTTTATCACGTCGAAGCCTTTTATTTCGTCGTCGGTGATTTCGCGAAGCTCGACGTTCTCGAACACGTTTAACCCCGTGCCGGTCGCTTTGCCGAGATATATGTTTTCATACGCTCGTTTATTCGTTTTTTTCGTGTGTTCGATGTCGTGCAGGATAGCTTCGCCGAGCCATTCGCGCGGCACGTCTTTATACGTCGTATGTAAAACCATACGGTTCACGTCGCGTGTCCGCGCTTCGATATTGCACCAGTGCCGCTTTGCGCTCGGCGGGTTATAGCTTTCAAAAATATAAAACGTTTCTCCGCCACGTAAAACCGATATGCGGATATTCTGCAACTCCGCTTCGGTAAATTCCGTTTTTTCCTCAATCCATAAAATAGCAAAATAGCCGTTCGCAACTTTAATCGATTTCAGTTTTTCGGGGTCGTCGCAGCCTGCGAATATGATTTCCTGCGTCCGCCCGTTTTTGCGAATATATGTTATTGGAAGCGCCGCCGTCTTGCTCGCAGGGATTTTAAACCGCCCCTGTAAACCGAGTTTATGTATTGCCCAGACAATCTGCTCAAATACCGAGCGGCGTAAGGTTTTCGCCGTCTTGCGGATAACAAGCGCGTTGTACGACGGGAACATGACAATTAAAATAACAATCACAAGGCTGATAAACGAGGATTTACACGATGCGCGCCCGCCGGGAAAGGTATAGCGCTCTTTTTCATGCGCGAGAATTGCGCGAAACGCTTTGTTATACACCTTCGCGAAAATATTACTGCTTTGTATCGTCATCGATAATTATCCTCAACTCGGCGTCTTCGTCGTTTTCGTTTTCCTGCGTTCCTGCCAGCGCTCGCTGGTCTAGCGCGTATTCCCTGCGGCGTCTGCGCTCCAGCCACCACTTTGCTGTCTGAACGTTTCCGCTTTGTATGTCTTTAATAATTACCGACTGCGCCATGTCGTCGGTATGCTTCTTTTCTGTTTCCCACGTCTCGCGGGTTTCTGCCCATTTATCGACATACTTTCGCGCAGTTTCCCACGAATTACAGCCGAGCCGCTGTTGAACGACTGTCATTACACCGCCGCTATTTGAGATCGCTTTTAATACCTGCGCTTTTGTATATCCCTTTCCCACTCTCGTTTTCTCGTTCTGTTTTTACTCAAGCCCACCCGTTCCGACTGCGCAGTCGTTTTCTTTTGCCCATTTAGTCCAGCGCTTTCTGATTACATCGCAATAGCGCGGATCGAGTTCACACAGGCGCGCAATACGCCCTGTTTTTTCTGCGGCTATCAGCGTTGAGCCGCTTCCGCCGAACGGGTCTAAAACTATATCATCGCTTTTCGTGCTGTTTTTTATGAGGCGCGCTAAAATCTCGACAGGCTTCATTGTCGGGTGTTCCGAATTTCTCGGCGGCTTTTTTTCATAAATTATATCCTGCGGTGTTGCGTTTTCTATTCGTTTTAATTCTGCTTTTAACTCGTCCTTACTCATCTTTTCGATGTCTTTCTTTTTGTCAAATACAGTGCTGTCGTTTAATGCACCATAAAAATTGTGGCTTGCTCCGTCTTTCCAGCCGTACATAATAGGCTCATGCTTCCACTTGTAATCATTATGTGATAGCGTAAAAACATTTTTTACCCAGACTAAATACTGGTGCGGTTTATATCCCGCTTCTTTGAGCGCATTTATAAATGTATCGCTGTTTACCTGTGCATAGAAAATGTAATAAGCCGCCCCTGCCTTTGTAGCGTCAAACATCGTATGAAATGCGGTAATTAAAAACCGCTTCATTTCAAAATCATTTTTTCTATCATTGTGTATTTTTAATTTTTCTTGCGTTTTACCAGCGTAGTCCACATTGTATGGCGGGTCAGTCAATATTAAATCCGCTTTGGCGTCACCCATTAAATCCGCGAGTGTGTTTGCATCTGTACTATCACCGCAGATAAGACGATGCTTCCCAAGCTCATATACTTCGCCCGCCTTGCTTTGTGCCGGCTCATCTTCATTTATGGGCGGCGCTTCATCATCGTCTTTTGTGTCCTCATCGTCTATCATTGCTGATAAATCAAGTATTCCGTCGGGAAGTTTTATATCGTCGAAGTCAATTTCTACTCCGTCTAAAAACGATACTACGCTTTCCGCTGTCATCTCTCCATAAGTGGAATTCAGCCGAAGCAATAGATTTTTCGCGCCTGCCTCGTCTTTTGCGTTTACATACACTACAGGTAAATCTGGTATGCTCTCACCTGCGGCTGTCATACGTTGCAACGCGCCGAGCCTGCCGTGTCCGTCGAGTACGTGATTTATCCCGTCGTGCTGCCAGACAAAAAACGGGAAAGCAAAACCGTATTTATTTATACTCTTTATGATTTTGCTATAATCATCTTCCGTGCGTTTTTTAAGCCCGCCTTGAAATTCGGTCAACGCCGACAAGGGCAGAGTATCGTTTGTTTTACAGGTTATCTCCATACATATATAGTCATTTTTGTTTTACCTCTATGCTGTCGATCGCCTTAATCTTCAAGTTTTTGTATATCCGCCCGTGTTACGCCCATACTAATGAGCAGCAGGGTGCAATAGCCGATTATGTCCGCGACATCGTTTACTCGCGGCGTATCATCTGTATTTGCCTTAATGCGGCCGAGTTTATCGTCAAGACGAATTAAAATCGAATTCGCCGCATTGCCTTTGTAAAAAATATGCTTCGGCGATAATGCCGAATTTCCGTATTTTTCATTTTTGTGTACGAGCAAATCGCGCATCGCCTCTGTAATGTCGATGATTTTCTCCCGTGCCGTTGTATCGTCATTCGTCATAAATAATTCCCTTCAGCTCATCTAAATCCACAAAACTGACTATTTTATCTACCTTCCGGCAATAAAATAACTCGTGTAAAACCCGCAAATATAAATATGCGACAAAATTATCCGCGATGTACCATTGCGGCTCCCGCATCAGTTTTTCAATCACGTAATTCGTCGCATCGATCGCTTTTTCGTGCCGCTCATATCTGCGAAGCGCTTTAACGTTTTCGTAACGCGCCGATGTTTGCGCGATGATTCTTTCGCACACCTCGATGCCCAACGTATACATTGCACTAAGCGCCGATTGATCGCCGTTTACCCTATATTGATACTGATACTCAAGTAAACGCTCGTTGTCGGTTTGCGGGGCTGCAATGTGCGGTATTTTTGTAACATCGACCCGCTTTTCCTCTTCGTAAAAATCAAACGGCAATAATAATTGCCCGTCCGCTACACTCTCCAACTCTCGCATCCCACCGTTGATATCAAAATTTTCGTCGGATTGAGCCGGTCGATTACGGCCGAGCCGACATAGCCCGCGAAATCCTCAAGAGACAGATTGCTGATGTATACCGTGCTTTTCTGCCTGCTGTCGGCAATGTCGAAAATCGCGTCCTGCTCCCACTGCGTTTTTTTCCGCCCGATTTCATC